TATCATTCTAGATCCAGATGGTTCTGGTCTTATTTCAGCATCATCAACTCGTATTGTCAATATTGCTGATCCAATTAACGCACAAGATGCTGTTACTCGTGGCTATATTGAAAGCGGTAATGCTAATGTTTACTTTAATAATATTGATGCTGCTGGTGATTTGCAGATTGATGGTAACTTGATCGTTGGTGGTACAACCACTACTGTATCTGCTCAGAACTTATCTGTTGCGGATAACATGATTTACTTAAACCAAGCGATCTTAACCGAAATCGCCGGTGCTGTTGGAGATGGTACAGAGGTAATTTATACTACAGCCGATACTCATAACTATGTTATTGGTATGACAGTATCTGTTATTGGATGTACTCCAGCAAGTTTTGATATTACCGATGCGATAATTACTGACATAACTTCTACTACATTTACTGTCGCTTCTACTAATACTGATACATTCGTGTCAGGTGGTACAGCTCGTGCTAAAACATCTACTAACCCTGACCTTGGTTGGGCTGCAGGCTATAACGATGGGTCATATGCCCACGCTGGTTTCTTCCGAGATGCATCTGACGGTAGGTTCAAGGTATTCGATAGTTATATTCTAGAGCCAGACGAAGATGTATTTATTGATACTACTCACGCTTCATTCTCGTTATCAGAAATTGAAGCTGAGAATTTCTATGGTGACTTAATAGGTAATGCAAGTACTGCAACCGTATTAGAAACCGCACGTACGCTTTCGATCTCTGGCGATGCAACTGGTTCACAAACTTTTAACGGTGGATCAGATTCAGATATTAATATTACATTAGCTGATACTGCGGTAACTGCTGGAACCTATGGTTCACAGACTGAAATTCCAGTATTCACAGTTGATTCAAAAGGTCGATTAACTGCTGCTAGCACAGTAGCTGTTGCAACAACGCTTGGTATCAATGCTGATAACGCAACAAGCACTTCGATTAACCTATTAAATGAAACTTTAACGATTGCCGGTGGAACTGGTATTACTGCAGGCGCTGATAGCGGCACAGATACAATTACGTTCACACTCGATGATACTGCTGTAGTTGCAAATTCATACGGTGCTGCTGATACTATTCCAACATTTGATGTTGATGCACAAGGTCGTCTAATTGCTGCAGCTGATGTGCCAATTAGCATCGTGTCTACTCAAATTACTGACTTTAATGAAGCAGCACAAGATGCTATTGGATTAGCAATTGCTGCTGGTACCCAAACTAATATCTCAGTACAATACGATGATCTAAACAATGCTGTTGATTATTCGATTGCAACTGCAACTAGCTCTATACTTGGTGTTGCTAAATTTAGTACAAGCAATTTCTTAGTGTCAAATGGTGATGTTACTTTAATTGAGGCTGACGGCGGAACATATTAATGGCAAATGTAAGTAGTAGACAAGGACTAATTGATTACTGTTTGCGCCGACTCGGTGCACCAGTAATTGAAATCAATGTCGACGATGATCAAATAGACGATAGAATTGATGATGCTCTGCAGTTATACCAAGAGTATCATCATGACGCTACTATTAAAATTTATATGAAACACCAAGTTACACAAGATGATATCAATAATAAGTATATTCCTATTAATGATAATATCATATATGTAACACGCGTTTTACCTTTATTGTCCGAGTCTAGTACAATAAACATGTTCGATATTCAATATCAGATGCATATGAATGACTTATATGACCTGAGCTATATTGGAGATCTTGTACACTACGAAATGGTACAACAATACATGTCATTGCTAGATATGAAAATAAATGGCCAAGGTGAATTTATTCGGTATAATCGCCATATGAATTTACTTCATATTGATATTGACTGGGAAAATACAGTAAGCGTTGGCGATTATATTGTGGTTGAATGCCAACGCATAGTTGATCCAGGAACGTATAGCGATGTATACAATGATATGTTCCTTAAGCAATATGCTACTGCTTTGATTAAACAACAATGGGGTGCTAACCTAATTAAGTTTGAAGGTATGACGCTCCCAGGCGGTATTACGTTAAATGGTAGACAGCTCTTTGATGATGCCACAACTGAAATCCAAACTATTAGAGAACAAATGCAATTAAATTATGAAACTCCAGTTGACTTCTATGTGGGGTAAGTTATGGCAACTAATGTCTACTTTTCACAAAAGGTAAGAGCCGAACAGCACCTTTATGAAGATATAGTCATTGAGTCTCTTAAGATGTATGGGCAAGACGTTTATTATCTTCCCAGAAATGTCGTAAGTATCGATACTATATTGAATGAAGATATCGAATCTAATTTTGATGCATCATATACGATTGAGATGTATATTGAAAATCAAGAGGGATTTGAAGGCGATGGCGATATCCTTTCTAAGTTCGGAGTAGAGATCCGAGACCAAGCTAACTTTATAGTTTCTAGACGTAGATGGGAACAACTAGTCGGTGTCTATAATAATGGTATCAGTTCGGATAGGCCGAATGAAGGTGATCTAATTTACCTTCCGCTATCTAAGTCATTATTTGAAGTTCGTTTTGTTGAAGACGAAACTCCGTTCTATCAGTTATCAAATCTTCCGGTATACAAACTACAATGCGAAGTATTTGAATATTCTGGTGAAAGCATTAACACTGATAATACAGTACTAGACAACTTACTTAATCAGAGTATTGCTGGCGAGATTACGTTATCACTTGATCCGACAGATAACAATGGTATAGAATTTATACTCGGCGAAGCAGTCCAACAAGAAATCACAGCAGGTAGTGGCGAATATGTTACTGGTAGAGTTGCTAACTATGAACCGGCAAAGAATTTAATCCATATCACTGATTGGGCAACAACTGATGGGAAATACCACGTTTTCAATGGTGGTCTTTCGTTAACTGGTCTAGAGTCTGGAGCAGTCCATGATGTAGTAGATGTGTATGATATGAATTCACCGAAGGTCAAAGATACAATGTACAATGATCCGTTAGCTCAGAATCAAGATTTTGAAAGAGCGGCAGATGATATTATAGATTTCAGTGAAAACAATCCGTTTGGAGATATATTATAATGTTGTCAGATCATTTTTATCATGCGACTATACGCAGAACTATTGCTGCATTCGGCTCTATCTTTAATGATATAAAGGTAGTAAGAAAAGATGGAGACGGCCAAGTTCGTCAAATCACGCGGGTACCATTAGCATATGGTCCTAAGCAAAAGTTTTTAGCGCGCGTTACTGGTGATAGCAAGTTATCGAATGAAGCAATCGTTGCAATCAAATTGCCGCGCATGTCATTTGAGATTACATCATTGGAGTATGATCCACAATCCAAAATCGGAAAGATGAATAAACTTCGTCGAGGAAGTATTACCGATGGATCACAACAGATAGTCTATACTAATTCTCCATATAAGATCGGAATCTCTCTGTCTATATTAGCAAAAAACCAAGATGATGCTTTGCAAGTAGTTGAGCAAATCTTACCGTACTTTCAACCAGAATATACAATTACGATTAATGAAATTCCTGAAATCGGCGTAAAGGGCGATATTCCAATCGTGCTTACAGGTGTCAATTTAACAGACGACTATGAAGGCGATTATTTAACTCGTAGAGCTATCATATACACGTTAGACTTTTCGACTCGAGTGCGATTCTATGGTCCTATACAGAATAAGAATGTAATCCTAACTTCTTCTGTTGACATAAATAACTTAGAAACGTTTGGATTTATTGAAGAGGCTACAGCTGAAGCTGCAGCAAATACTGATCTGACTAATCAAACCTTGGTTGATGCATATGATGATGTATCAGAAGGTATAGACGAAACTGATGATAATGCGATTACGTGATGAATAAAAATAAAGATGATATAGATGACGATTACGAATTTGCTAGATCTAAATATTATAATCTAGCAGAGAAAGGTGATGAAGCAATTGAGCTAATGATGGAACTAGCACGTGAATCTGAGCATCCGCGTGCCTTTGAAGTACTATCAAATATGATGAAACAAAATGCTGAAGTTGCTGATCGT